TTATACACTTTCACACAGTTTTACTCCAATTATCGAACAAAATTGATAATGTTTATACGAGTTGTTAGTAAATAACAATGAAAAATCAAAGACAAACACCACTTTGTCATTACTTCAAGCCGTTAGAAGTTAAATGCAAAAAAACAAACTTCATATACGACGCGAGCACATGCCACTCCTGGTTTGCAGATACTTATGATGAATGCGATACATTCGTAGGAGGCTATTGTGGAGTCAAGTTATGGAAGAGAGCATCTGGAGACATACCTCCTATTCACAAATTTCGGCTGCCTAAGGTAAAAATACCAGTGCCACTACTCAAATCGCATCTTCAAAAATCAATTAGGCGGCAGAATGTTGATCTTGCACTTAAGACGACTTACTCTATGCTGGCCTGTGACCCTTGCGAGATCTTGAGGCGACTCCCGATTATCATGATTGAGGATGTTACACTCATTCAAGGTACATCTACCATCATATGGCTCATGATGGCTTGTAAAGAGCACAAACTAACAGAAAGAGATTATGTATTTATCATGGAATTCGTTGTGAGTTTATGCAACACGGATGAAGTGTTTCCCGATTGGCATGATGAAGAACCAGAAGACCACACACATAAAGACATAGCCAGTATGGAACATCCTCACTTGTCTGAGCTCCTGGCACTAAGAATAAGATGTGAGTATGGTGGCATGCGTTGTGACATGCGTATGCTGAAACGAGCACTCACATATTATAAAGAAAATCAACGCCTAGTGCATATTGAGTCATGTTACATCTCTCCTGAGAGCCTCCATCTAACACTGGATTATACAGGTAAAACGTTCCTTCTGGAGGCAATCGACTTCCACCCATATCCACACATTACAAAGGAAATATACAATCACACCAAAGTAAAACAAAAAACCATCAAGGAACTCATATGGTATATCGAATCAAGTCTTAACTTACGACGGCCATTAGGTTATAATCGAGCCAAGGAGTTACAAGAATGTGATGAATGGGCGAAAATATCTCCCGCGCTGGAAGCTGCGAGACGAAACATTATTGACAGATTAGTCTCGTAAACAGAGTGATAGGATTCCGATAAAACTTTTTCATTCCTATAGACAACTCATAATAATCAATAACCGTTACTAAATATGTAACTATCTAATTACTTACATATTTAAATACGCGAGTATATAACAATATATATATATGTCAAAATTAGCACTTATTACAGGCGCTACAAGAGGAGTGGGAAAAGAGCTTGCTAAAATGTTTCAAAGATATAATTACGACGTTATCATCACGGGAAGAGATGCCAATAACGCCGAAGCTATTGCTGAAGAACTAAATGTAAACATACCAGAAGGCAGCAGTCCAAAAGGCAGAGCGACTGGTTATGAACTTGATTTTACGACCGCAAACGAAGAGAACAATAAATTGCTTGCAGAGTTAAAAAACAAAACGATCAAACCAACCTATCTTATAAACAATGCGGGTGTTCTTATGCTTGATAATATGAAAAATATTACCCCCAAGCAACTCCATATTATGTTCAGTGTTAACACGTTTGGTCCTATGCTACTAACGAAGTATTGTATGGAACACATTTGGGAACAAAAATATGGCGGTATACTGTTCAACAGTCCTCCGTATGTCATCGATGACAAAACAAAGTATCTTATGCCTTACATGCAAACCAAATTGGCTCAAACAACGTTCATGCATTCACTGGCCAACACAACTCCCAAAGAATCTAATGTAATCGTTTCAAGCTTTTGGACGAGTTATCCTTTACATACCGACGCAATATTAAAACGCGGTGTTGGAAAAATGGAAGATTGTATGCATCCTCGCATTCTTTCGCGAACTGTTGAAGAGCTCTTATTTAACATCAAAAATCGCGAACAATACAACGGAAAGGAAATAATTGATGGTAATTTTTTAGAAGCAAGAGGTGTTGATACAACCCAGTTTCAAATGTCGTTATCACGAACACCTCCAATGCTAGATCAACTTTTTTTTAATCATTTGCATTTGCCTTAAACCAAGTTGTGAATGAATTATTTCTCCACGTATACTTAATTAGCATATTCCGCCACACCTATAATTTTTTCTGCTAAAATACGATGTTCATCCGAACTTGGTTCTAGTGTGTTTATTCTCTCCAACTCTTCTAACACATTGTTGTCAACGTGAATATTTTTCTTTATTTCTGCGATTATGTTAGGATTATTCATAGTTTCGTTGAAAATGGTTCGCTCATCATCATATGTGATACCACAAATATTTCGTTTTAGATGCCTCAAAAATATATACTCAAAACCAACATTATCGATAATTCGGTTCATAGTAACTTGATTTTCATATACTAAACGTTGCACGATATGTGACGTCAACATTGCACTTGCCTCATTTTGTTGATGATAATAATGAACTGCTAAGGCAAGATATAAGTTGCTGAATATATCGGCCATATCTCCCGAAAGCATTTGTTCGCGTTTGATTGCGCCGCCTCTTAATGCAATGAAGTTGGTAAGAGCGGCAAAATCGATGATTTGTTGTTCTAGTCCTTTGCTGAAAGAGAAGGTTTTTGCATAAAGTGAAATCGAGTGACAAACAATTTTATTAAATGCCGTTTTAAATTTGTCAAGGTCATCATTCATAATCGATTCCAACAAAGGAAAAATGTGTGGATGACTTTTGTTAAGTCCTTGTCCAAAAATAATCAATGAACGCGTCAATGTATTTGAACCCTCAACCGTAATGCCAATCGGTGCACTTCGATAATATTTCTCCAAAAAATTATTATCTCCAACGCATATTCCGGCACCAGCATGAATGTCCATAGCTTCGTTGAGTACAGTTCGTCCACGTTCCGTACATTGTTCCTTCATTATTGCACTTAGCACTGCTGGCGAGTTGCCATCGTCCAGTATATCATTTGTTAGTGCGACTGCCGATTGTATAATCCACGTATTAAAAATGATATTGTTATATTTTTTCTGAATTGCCTCCATATTAGAAAGAGGCATACCAAACTGTTCTCTTACCTGAATATAGTTATGAATACCAAACGCGGCCACTTTGCTACTTGCGTTCGCAGTGGCGGGTAAACTAATACCGCGTCCAGCCGATAGACACTCCATCAACATCTTCCATCCATTTCCAACATTGTCTATTCCACCAATTACTTGCTCTGGTGAAATGTAAATCTCGCCACGAATTGTGCCATTAGGAAACCCTACATCTAATGGATTATGATGCGTATTCTGTATTAGTCCGTCATGTTCGCGCTCTACCAAAGCAACTGTAACCCCCGAATGACCGATAAGATTATCTGGATCGTCCAAATGAAAGGCAATCCCCATGAGGTTGGCAACCGGTGCAAGGGTAATATACCGCTTATTTAACGACACCTTGAACATCACTTTGCCGTCTTTTTCAACGACGGTTCCGCGATCAATATTTCCAGTAGCGTCAGAACCGTTATTAGGACCAGTCAATCCAAAACACGGTATCAAATCACCACGAGCCAATTTAGGAAGATAATTTTTTTTCTGTTCTTCTGTGCCATACTGTGTTAAGAGTTCGCCGGGTCCCAAAGAGTTCGGCACCATGGCAACTACTCCCAACGCAGGATCAACACTTGTAATCTTAGTAAGAACATTAGACATTTCATTTACGGATAACTTTACTCCACCATATTTTTCATCAATCAAAAAACTGAAATAATTGTTCTTCGCAAGATGCTGTATCCAGTTTCCGTCACTCGGATATAAACGCTTCCCATCAAACTCATTTAGCATCTTTGAAATTACCTTTTCTGGCAACTTGTTTGTATTTCGTTCTCGTATTTTTGGATACGTAATTTTACCGCATAAAATCTCTCTGTCAAGCGACGTGTTTCCACTTCGCAGCGCTATTAACTCCGTAGGTGAAATTCGTGGAATCCGTCTTTTTACCAAATTAAACAGTGGGCGATACATATAATTATCTTTTAAAAAAAATATTTATATGTTTAACGAGTATTAATAATATGAGCAAGATAAAAACTTCATTAATTAGATGTTTCGTAGAAACATTAGAAAGAGACAGTAACCGCGTTATTTTGGGACAAAAAGTAGATGGAAAGTGGTCGGATACTACAAGAGAACAACTTCATTCAATGATACAATATGGTGTCCGTGTTCTGAAAGACCGCGGCGTTGAAAAAGGTGATCGAGTCGCATATAAAGGTCGCAATTCTGTAGAGTGGGTAGCGTGGAATATGTCTTGCTATGCTGTAGGCGGTGTATGGGTTCCAATGTATCACAACCAAAGTAATGATTATTGCGATTTTATAGTTAAGGATTGTAGTCCTACGCTCCTTATTTCCGACGACGACACCTTTTGTTTTGAAAATCAAATTTCAACCCAAAGCATCGGAATTGAAGCGACTCCTGAATATAACGGACTAATCCATGATGAAACAGAACTAGCAGCATTGGTATACACATCCGGAACAACGGGAAACCCTAAAGGCGTAATGTTATCACACAACAATATTCTCNCGAACATTAAAGGTATTTATACTAGGTTTCAAGACGCAGACACTAGTACAAGCCTCAACATTTTACCATGGGCACACATATACGGTCTCACTTGTGAGCTCTACTACAATATGATTTATGATAATTGTACGAAAATAAGCAGTGGAAAAGATGTATTTATAAACGAATGTCGAGAGGTCAAACCAGACGTTGTATATATTGTTCCAAAAATACTTGATGCNGTGAAGGAACGGTTGGAATTTCTTGACGCTCCAATAATCAAGTTGCTACTTCCTTTAGCAATAAGTCAAGTTTTTGGAGGTAATTTAAACACCGTTTACTCTGGCGGAGCTAAACTAGATGAAAAGACAAAGCGATTTTATAGTGAGAACGGACTGGTGATTTGTGAAGGTTATGGATGCACCGAAACGGCTCCCATGATTTCGGTAAATCACCAGTTTGAACCACGCAATGATAAATCCGTTGGAAAGATATTGGATGGTGTTAGCATTACATTAATAAATGGAGAAATTCATGTAGCCGGTGATAATGTCATGGTTGGATATTGGAAACACGATGACGCGACCAATNAGGCACTCATCCAACACCAAGGGAAAANGTGGTACAATACCGGAGATAGCGGTGAAGTAGTTGATGATTTTATATTTTACAAAGGAAGAATCAGTGAAAATTACAAATTAAACAACGGAAAATTTGTGAATGTTATGCATGTGGAAAGTATCATTAAAAAACATATCAAAGGTAACGCCATTGTCTACGGTGAGGACCAGAACTATAACAGTATAATTAGCGATAGANACATAGAACAGGAAACATTGGACGCAATAAACATGGAACTAGAACCTTATTTACAAATCAAAGATACAATTACAATTTCTCCCGATGAGATACAGAGATACATGACCCCTAAAATGTCAATAAAGCGACGCAAGCTCATCGAGTATGTTCGAGGTAACTTGGTGAAATAAATATTGATATCGCGACAAGACGAGTGTTGAGGCGTAACAATTTAAAAATAAAAACAACAATTAATTTATATGGGCAAACGAGGAAAACAAAAAAAGGAGAAACATCAACAATATAGAACATTAGAAGAACGTAAGCAAGATACACGTCCAATTATTGAAAAGCTTGCCGAGTTAAAACTAACCACCATATACGAGGAAGTTAAAACATTGTTGAAGACTATTCAAACATACATTCGCGATGGGGAACGAATAGAAATAAATATTCCCTTTCCTTGTATAGGTAGACGAATGATTGGTGTTCTTGCAACAAATGTCAATGAGCAAGTTTGGGTGAAGATGGAAAAAGAACAATTCTAAAACGCAATGATCACCAATCAATGGTTTTATCTATATAACCCTAGTAGAGGAAAAGTATATACCAAACCGGTTTAAACAATACCAGTTAAATATGTATAATGATGACTCGTTTTATTATGATGCTTATCGCTACATGTATTGTAACAGAGACCACAAGCGCTTTTCAATCATCACATATGCCTGCTAAAAATATTCATAGAGTTACGAAATTTAAGGGCACAAACGACCTTTACGCGCCGGGTTATACAAGTAGACAATCATCGCCACAAGATGTGTCAAACGTAGCCTCACAAACTAAGAATTCTCCTAGTCCTGCCACAAATAATCCAATTGTTGTTCAAGGCGATTCACTCAGGACGTGGTCATATAAATCTCAATCAGTAGATAAATTACAAATTATTCTATCGAGTGAAGGACGACCATTAGAAGCTAATGTTGAACTGTGGAATGGACCAAATAATACACCATGTCAAATGCGTGTTTATGCGGAAAATGGGCAACTCCGCCCTTTTAATGCCGTTGTTGAAAGTCCGTACGCTCCAAATACTGTTGCGATTCGCAATGTAGGACAAATGGAATTTCCACTTACTGCCAATGTTTATGCAGAAAACGTAAAGGGTCCGACAAAGGATTGCGTTTGTTCGTCATCAACAATTCAAGGTGGTGCTCTTCGTACCTTTNATTTTGAACAATTTGTTGATTCGGTACAACTTCTACTTAAGACCGATGGACGACCTTTGAATGCGAGAATAGAAGTGCTTCAAGGTCCTAGNAACAACAAGCAAGTTATTGAGCTTTATGCCGAGGATGGTTTTGATAGACCATTTTTCTGTATTTTGGAGACACCTGGTTCAGGAAACGTCATTCGAGTGGTTAATACAGGACCATTGGAATTTCCTATGACTGCAAGCGTGGTTCCAAATTCGATTAACAAATACTGCTGTTCTTACCCTACGATTAGTTATACTACTCTTAATGACAATAATGTATTATCCTAATTCATTTATAAAATAAAAAATTTATAAATAAAATTATTCGCATGCTATTTATAAATTTTGGACATATTCTTCATTTTATAGAGTAGTAAAAATGTTATATTTTTATTTCTCTTGGTAATTTCTAATTATCAGTTTCATTTTCATTTTCATTTTCATTTTCATTTTCATTTTCAGTTTCATTTTCAGTTTCATTATTGGCAACCTTTTCTAGTTTTATATTATTAAAGTCAGGAATGATATTAAATGTTCCAGATTCTCCTTTTAAACATCTGTTAATTATCATTTCCTTCACATCATAAGGAATCTCTCTGAACGTCAACGCACCACGACCTTTATATTTTACTAACTCGTAATGATTCCCTAGATAGTTTACCATAATATAATGCGAAGGGTTGAATTCTTCGCGTGTTTCATCGTTCAGTTGTCCACATTGAATGATATTCTTGTAATCTTCTTGATTAAACGCCTCTTTCGAAAAGATAATATGCTTTACATTGAGTTCTTTCTCAAGTGTTGTGATTGTCCACGTGTCCGCCCAATATTTACTGGTTAAAATAATGCTCTTAAAATCGTCAATTGAGTTCACGCCTTTCATTATTTTAAAGTCATTTGCAAGCTGTTTAGATCCTTCGAATTCTGATTTGATCATTGCGATTCTTTGTTTCATTTCATCGTTTTGCTCAATCAAAGCATTTGAAGTAGGTGAATCCTTCGTTTCTTCTATTTTCTTAATTAGTTCTTTACGTTGTGCTTTCAAATTGCTATGTTCTTCTCTAAGAGATCTCATGGCAGACACAACATTATCATAGTTTTCTTTATAATTGTTAAATACATTGGGTGTCACGTTTCTGGCCACTAATTCTCTAAGTTCCATAACGGATATATTTCTTCCAATTTCTTTTAACCCGTCACGAAGTGATATAAAAAAACAATCACCTCCTCCTTCATTATTAATTATTTCGTAATTAGAATTATTGAAATATTTCTGTAACCAGGGATCATTATCGTTGAAAACATAGTTCGATTTCTCATTTTTTGACATTTCAGCAGTTTGTTCTGGCAATAAAGGTAATTTACTCAATGTGTCATCTTGTTGCTCCCGCTCTGTGCCATCGTCTGCTTTTTTGTTACTGAGAACACTGAATTTAGCTTTTATGTGTTCCTTAATGCGTTTTTTCCATAGCTTAAATTCATCTTTTCGTCCAGTCTTATCATAAAGTCTAACCAAAAATTCTTTCATAGTTATTTTATTAATTTCANCACCTAATTCATTAAATAGCTCATCTNAATAGCTCATCTGTCTCATGCAACACCGTCTCTTCATCCAATTCTGGCGCCAATTCACTCTTCTTGATAAAATCTTCAGTGACAAATGAGTACAATCTAGGTTCACCAAAACTAGATATATCCGGCTCTCCATTTTCATCGATGTTTGCCGACGCATTTGAAGACAATTGCTCATAAACTCCAATTCGCGCATCAATATCGACGCGATTCTTACTGACAAGATAAATTGGATAATAAACGACACCTTTCTCACTGAACTCATGTTGCGATTGTCCAAGTGCAATTATTATTTTCATATCATATATTTGGGCTTCGTACATAGATGAAACGAAGTTAACATCGCCTTCTTTCAATGACTTCGATTCGCGGTAAATTTCATTTACCAGCAATGATTTCACCATTATAAAGTAAATGTATATATTTTTAGCAGATATAAATTTACCACTTCTAAACTAAACTCTTTAGATTTCAATAATTATGTGTTTTGCGAAGAACTCATCATTTTTCAATTCAATCAAGTTTTGCCAAAGACGCTTCCGCATCATAACAAGGTGATTATTTTCAGGTTGAGACTCGAAATCTACTATTGTTTTAATTATATCATTCTTTTTCATTTTTCGCTTTGGTAGTTTATAATAGTCCATAATCAAACCCAACTGCTTCACATTATAGTTTGTAGAATAATCGAGAGAATACGCACATAACATATCGCAATTTTCAGATACTTCTAACTCCAAGTGTTTGGCGGTTACTTCTGCCATCAACAACTCAATATTTACCGGTTCTTCATTATTTGACTTGGCATTTTCTTTAATCTCGTAATTTACATTTTGCATGATGATAATAATTATAACGACGTTCTATTTAATTTGGTTTAATACCAATTTATTACGAATCAATAGCGTCAGTGATATCCATGTGTCTAAAAATACTCTTAGAAGTAATACTTGGATAATCAATTACTTTCATTTTGGTGACCACATTTACTCGTTCAATCAGTTCATTTAAATCCGAAATGCTATCGTCCTCTTTAAAGACTGGTATGGCTTTCAACAACATAATCGCAACGACCTCGGACAATTCGTCGACCACGTGTTTATTCCCCTCTTCGTTAATTTTTACACTCAGGTAATCTTGTAGGTCTCCAATAATGCTTATCATGTCTTTGCGTGTTACAACTCCTATTTTCATCAAATTAACATAAAACACACCAATTGCTCTTCGTTTCTCATTTTCTTTGTTGTTTTCACAAAACTTATCATAATCTTCTTCTGCATTACAGTATTCTATCTTAGTGAATATTTCACCAAATTGTTTTAGATTGCTTTGGAAAATTGTTTCCATTAATGAAAAATTCTGCATTAATTCTTTATAGAGCTTAGCATAAATCTCAGAATAAAACATGTTTCCACTGGCAATAGAAAAAATGGCACCTCCTACTTTCTTACATTCTTCTAATACGGTTTCGTTTATATTTTCATCGTCCCCAACAATCTCACGCAATTCATCGAAAATATGCCCCCTCAACTTTTCATAATTTTTTTCAGATATCTTATTTAAATGTTTTCTAATCGAATCAATCGCGCCGTCTATTCCCTCTTTTTTTACAATCTGTGTTACTTGAAATTGTCTAAATGTTTTCCAATCATCGTCCGATTGACCAGCCGATTTACTACGATACTTTGGTCCCTTCGTAATACTTGATGATTCATAACGTCGCTCATTTTTGGGAAATTGAGGAGTTCTCACGTATTCAGGCGCACCAACCTTATCCGATAGTCCCTGAATTGTATCAATTACGCTTGCTTCTAATTCATACTCAAATCCTTCAAACATTATTTTGTTGAAATCGTCAGGTTGATAGCGTTGAACAGAAACGACCATAACTAACTGTATATAACATTACATATTTATATTTGTTTAACATATATTGTATAATACACTTAAACCTATAAATAACTATACCTCTATGGCTCAAAATGAAAAAAATGTTGAATCGGAAAATCCAAATATAGGTTATGAGGCCAAAACCATAGAGATTTGGGACGAACTACCAGAAATTAATCAAATGCTACTACGCGGAATCTACGCACATGGTTTTGAGACTCCGAGCCCCATTCAAAAAAAGGCAATCGTACCAATGTTTGATGGGAAGGATATTATTGCACAGGCGCAATCGGGAACAGGAAAGACAGGATGTTTCACAATCGGAACACTACAACGCATCAACACCAAAGAGAACACGACACAAGCATTGATACTTTCTCCAACCCGTGAATTGTCACACCAAATTAAGCGCGTGTTGGACGCAATCGGTTCCATGATACCAAATTTAGTCACTCAACTCCTTGTAGGTGGAACATCTATTGATTCTGATATGGATCATCTATCTTCAAATACGCCTCATGTTGTCATTGGCTGTCCTGGACGGGTTCATGATATGCTCCGCAGAAAGTGTCTCAAATCTGCCAATATGAAACTCATCATTTTGGACGAGGCGGATGAAATGCTTTCACAAGGGTTTAAAGAACAAATTTATAATATTTTCCAATTTCTTCCTCCTGACATTCAGGTATCCATTTTTAGTGCGACGATGCCCCCTGAAATCATGAATCTTACCGATAAGTTTATGCGTGAACCGGTAAAGATTCTGGTTAAGGCCGAACAACTTACACTTGAGGGGATCGAGCAATATTATGTGGCGTTGGAAACAGACGAACACAAGTATGAGGCACTTAAAGATCTTTACGAGGTTCTCTCTTTGAGCCAAAGCATCATATACTGTAACAGCATTCGTCGTGTTCAAGAACTCTACGAAGCAATGACCGAAGATAACTTTCCGGTATGTCGTATTCATAGTAACATGGAAAAGAATGAGCGACAAGAGAATTACAAAGATTTCGCAAATGGAAAAATGCGCGTATTGATTTCATCAAATGTAACTGCTCGCGGTCTCGACGTACAACAGGTGAGCACCGTCATTAATTTTGATATTCCTAAATGCGTCAACACATATTTGCATAGAATTGGAAGAAGTGGAAGATGGGGCCGTAAAGGAATGGGGATTAATTTTGTTACGAAGAGAGATATTCATACGATGAAAGAAATAGAACAACACTATCATACCGAGATTAGAGAACTTCCGGCGAGTGTGGTAAACCAAACTTCTGTATGAGGTCTTTTTTTATTTTTTTTAGTTATTTTCGTGTAATTAAAGTAAATCGTTAATAGTCGTTATTATTATTCTTGTATGTCTAATAATGACGAGTTTTCAACTTCCGTTGGTATATAATGCTTCGTCAAAGAAATTAAGCAAGCACGTTATTACCGATTTGGAACTTCCTGTATCATGTAAAGCAATACTACACCCTACAACATCCTTTGGAATGAGAACGGCACCTTTATGGACGAGTCATTATACTTCAAACATCGATTTTCTAAAAGACACACAAAAACTACTTTCACGCGGTCTACCTATGATTTGTGACAATAACAGTCATGATATTTCCGGTATAAATACAACTTGGGATTGTGTGAAGCTTCATTCGAAAACGGGTGGTAAAGAGACCGACGATGACTTGGGATTTCACGCAAAATACCATTATGTTGAGTGGGAATGGTTGTATTCACTTAACAACAATGCCAACTTTCTTCAATGCATGAGCATCTACAATATGGCCTCACCCGTTTTATCGCTTTGTCTGCCAATTTTCTTTCTAATTCTTCCATATTTTATTATTCGAATGAAAGGTATGCCAATAACGTTGATGAATTATTACGATGTCCTTCGTGTTGTCTTTCAGCGGCACCAAATAGGACAACTATTCACCGTCTCATCGGCCACTTGGGACAAGCGAATTTATATTTTAGTGTCACTTGTATTTTATGTGTTACAGATCTACCAAAATGTTCGAACGTGTGTGACCTTTTGCAAAAACATGCACCATATTCATGAACAACTATTTACTGTAAGAAAACATATTTGTGCTTCAATTGATTACATGGAAGTTTTTGAAACATGTACAAACGACTTGAAAAGCTACGACAAGTTCATAGCAAATATGAAGATACATCAACTGGCTCTCTCAAAAATGCGTAACGAATTAACACTCATCACCGCAAATTCATTTTCACATTCGAAATTAAAGCAGATTGGACACGTAATGAAATGTTTTTACCAACTATACAACAACAATGATGTTAAAACGGCAATGGAATACTCTTTTGATTTTTGTGGGTATATTGATAATTTGCGCGGTCTCCAACATAGTATTACAGAAGGATTGTTGGGAAAATGTAAGTTTAGCAAAAAGGGAACCAAGTTCTATAACGCTTTCTACCCTGTAACTGAAAATGCGCCGATTAAAAACACGTATGATATTAACAAGCACCATGTTATAACTGGTCCAAACGCTGCCGGGAAAACTACGCTACTTAAGGCAACAATGTTCAATATTATCATGTCCCAGCAAATCGGCTTTGGATGTTACGATAAAGCAACTCTTTACCCTTTCCAACAAATTCATTGTTATATCAACATACCAGACACTTCCGGTAGAGATAGTTTATTTCAAGCGGAGGCGAGACGCTGTAAAGATATATTAACGTCCATAAACAACTCAAGTAAAGATACGAGACACTTTTGTATCTTCGATGAGCTCTACTCCGGAACAAATCCATATGAGGCAATTGGTAGTGCTGCCGCATACCTTGCCTATCTAAACAAACTTCCAAACGTTTCCTTTATGTTAACTACTCATTTTTTGGGTCTTTGTCATCGAATGAAGAGAGAAAAGCGAATCATAAATTGTCATATGCAAGTAGAAGAGCACGATGAAACATTTAAATATACATATAAACTCGCAAAGGGAATATCAAATGTTAAAGGTGGTGTAAAGGTTCTCAAAGATTTAGAGTATCCGGATGAAATCGTGGAAGAAACAAATAACGTGATGTCAAAGATTATACTTTGATTCGTTCAGTTACTATTTTAAATGTCCTGATGATTTAATAATGAAGCTCCCCGATATTCAAGGAAATGGTTTATTGCTGTCAATAACACTAACCCTACTAGTCGGTGCAGTAATTGTTTACTACCTGAATAACCGAATAATGACGTTGGAAAAATCTATTGCACGCCAAAATCTCATTTTAAGCGATTTTATTGGAAATGTTCGCAATGACCTCACTATAAGTGAAAAAGTTCCGGTGCCTTCTGGTCCAGTAAGTAACGATGCAACTCCCGAAGCAAAAGCAGCCGCCGAAAACTTTACAAATTCTTCGCAAGGAAAAATCAACGTATCTGATGATTCGGAAAGCGATAGTGATAGCGACTCGGACGAAGATTATTCTGAAGACGACGAAACCGAATCTCTTCCAGAGGAGAGGATTAATGAGGAAATTAAGGTTATCGATCTTTCCAACGAAAGCAACGATGTTGCAGAAAAAACAAACACCACGACTCCAGTGTTAATTGAAAGCATAGATAATTCCGATAACATTAAATCTATCTCTCTATCAAACAAAAACGATGCTGATTCGATGAATGATGTTGACGAAACACATGACGAAACCGATAATGAAAGTGATTCAGATATCGACAATGACTCTGTTGAACCCGCCGAAGTGAAGGATGAACACGCCGAAGTGAAGGATGAACACGCCGAAGTGAAGGATGAACACGCCGAAGTGAAGGATGAACCAGACAAAACACTAACAAATGTCGATTCTAATGAAACTGACTATACACTAAACGATATTGAGACTCTTCCAGATGATTTGAATGCAAATGTGAATGCTCTCAACGTTCACAAACTCTTTACAAAACATTTAGAATCTTCGAATAAAACAAGTGAAGATGAAGTGGTTAGTTACAACAAAATTAAGGTTGATGAACTGCGAAAAATGGCGAACAGCAATAATTTAGCAAGTGAATCTGAAATTAATAAGATGAAAAAGAAAGAACTTGTTGCTCTGTTCACGGAATCTAATCCGAATTAAAATGAGTTAAAATATTAATATATATATAAATGAATTACACGGGTTCAACTAATATACAATTTGATTTTCCTGTTATTATTGGTGATGGCAGCAAATATGAATCTTGGCAACCAGGAGCAGAGACAAACAAGATAATACGCAAAAACGAAGGGATTGTAAACAATATGCAATATCGTAAATATCTTATCGCTAATTCTGACAAGATAATCAAGACAAACCAAATGGAAGCTTGTGGAGAATGCTGTGGAAATACCCCACAATTTGGAAGTGGAAAGAAAATTAATGACCGTCCGTTTTTGTATAAATCATGTAACGAAAACGCAAAGCCGCATGGCTACGAAACCAGTGATTTAAAGAACATTTACATGACACGTCATCAATTACAAAGTACACAAGTAACACCTGTATTAACCCAAGAATATTTGTTTAAACATCATTATAAACGTTAGTAGTCAATGCTAGTCAAAAACCGCTACAAAAAAAAGTATTACACATTGTTTCACATAAAAACAATGTATAATGAATAGACAATGAAAATTCTAAGTATCGATGTAGGAATAAAAAATTTGGCCTATTGTATTTTAGAAATTCCTAACAATAAAAGTAATTACAGTATTATCGCGTGGGATGTGATCAATCTATGTGGAACACCACCTGTGTGTAATCAAAAGATAAAGAAAGGCAATTGTACACGCCTTGCAAAATTTCACAAGAAAAACATTAGATGCTGTAAATCTTGTGCTAAAAAAACAGGATTAATTATTCCAACCGAAGATTTATTAAAAGTGACGCAAAAACGAACAAAACTCGCCGATTTAAAAATCATTGCAGATAATTATGGACTAAAGCTGACCACCTCAAAAAAGACAGATGTTCAAGAAACAATTAATTCGTTTATGCGACAAAATTGTTTGGATGTCGTGCCAAAGTTTTCGGCATCTGAAATGTCCCTTGTTGACGTCGGTATCGCAATACGAAATAATTTAAATGACCCAACATTTCTTAGTGTCGACAAAGTGCTGATAGAGAATCAAATAAGTCCTATTGCCAATCGCATGAAAACAATACAAGGCATGATTGCTCAATTTTTCATTATGAACAATATTGAGGATATAGACTTCGTTTCGGCTGCAAATAAACTAAAACCATACATTCAAAATAAAAAAACTACATACAAAGAGAGAAAAGCTCTAGGAATTTCAACTACACACGATATTATCAATAAAAATGCAGAGCTAAATACATGGAACGAACATTTTAGCAAACATACCAAACAAGATGACCTAGCCGATAGTTTTTTACAAGGTCTTTGGTATATTAATGATATTTAGCATATTTTCCTGAGCATATTTTCTTGAGCATATTTTCCTGAGCATATTTTCTTGAGCATATTTTCTTGAGCATATTTTCCTGAGCATATTTTCTTGAGCATATTTTCTTGAGCATTTGAAAGCCTATATTTAACATTTAAATATATGCGTAAGCGTAATACTTAAAATTATATGTTCTCAAAGTATCATAATGCAACCAGAAGTGATAGATATTGGTTCTATTGACAATGGACCCGTAATCACTCTCAACAAGGATGATGACCCGTCATCCAAAGTAACTCCTGAAAAAGATAAACCGTCAGTAAACTTTGGCGGCGGTATCGAGTTTCTCATGAATGATAAACTAAAGGCCGACGCAAATAAATCTAAATCCGATATAGATTTAGGAGACGTGACAGAACTAGAAAATGAACTGAACGATCTAACCGAAGATATTTCAAAGAAGACACCTTCATCATCATCAACAAACCCTTTAGAAAACATTAAAATTGGAGACACCAGTGACTCTACAAATTCAGTAAAGTTCGAAGTTCTTGACGATAAAAGCATCCCAACACCTATAAGTACAACTCCAATTGCAACAGCAACTGCATCACAGAGTAAAGATGATGAGTCTAATAAAACGTGGGATGGATTTGGTAAATTCAACAACATACCGTTAGACCCTGATAAGCAAGTGCCTGCTCAACCAAAACTAACACAGGAGGAGTTGCTAAGAGAGAAATTTAAAGCACTTCGCAAACTCGAAGCGATTGAAAAGAAGGGAGTGAAGCTTTCCAAGAGATACACAATGGAGTCTTCACTCCAAGAGATGCAAGGAGAATACGAGCTGATCCTTTCAGAAAGAGAATGTTCGGCTAGCTGCAAGTTCCAGGGACGCATGTTAATGGCAGCGGTTACAGGACTAGAGTTTTTGAATAATAGATTTGACCCTTTCGATGTAAAACTTGATGGCTGGGCAGAGCAACTCAATGAAAATATAGAGGATTATGACGAGATATTTGCTGAGCTTCATGAAAAATACAAATCAAAGGCCAAAATGGCACCCGAACTAAAATTGCTGTTCCAATTAGGTGGTTCTGCCATTATGGTTCATATGACCAATACCATGTTCAAATCTGCGATGCCTGGTATGGACGATATTATGCGGCAAAATCCTGAGCTTATGCAACAATTTACGCAGGCGGCCGTAAACAGCATGAGTGACACGAGTCCAGGATTTAGCGGTTTCATGAATGGCGTTATGGGAAATGACGACACACAGCCTAACGTGGCGCCTGGACCGCCACCGGCTCCAATGCCTACACAGACTTTGCGAAGCCAACGCTCACAAGTTCCCAATAATCGTCCTGATATGTCGGCTGCCCGCGGCGATGATGGTATCAATATAAGCGAGAATTTTGGCAGTGTAGGAGCAGAACCGCCCACACGAAGCACCAAGTCGCAACGACCAGAAATGAAAGGTCCATCTGACATATCAGACCTTCTCTCTGGATTAAAAACCAAAACCATCGATATCAGCGCCCCGAACGAGAAGAAGGACAGTAGTACAATAAGTATTCAGGACTTGAAAGAAATTTCAGATGCAAAGCAGCCGGCACGTTCAAAAAGAAGACAAAAGAGTGACAAAAATGTAGTTAGTCTAGAACTTTAATTCTAATTTAAAAAAATTTATGATGTTTATATAAATGAATATTAACGAACTATTTGAATCCGTACCGCCTACGCCCACGCACCCGCCAGTGCCCATGCCACGTGCACCTACAGGAGCCATTCGAGTGAAAAATAATAAAAACCAAGATATAATAGATAATAAAAACCAAGATATAATAGATAAGATAAATAAATATATAAATGATGTTAAACCATATATTGATGAAGGTGTTGCTTTGGATTACTTACGTAAGGCAAGGAAAAAAGAGAGAGATGATTTCAAGGCTGCTATTCGTCTTGCCAAAATAAGACTCAATAATGATATTAACAGCACGAAAAATGCCAGAAATCGTAAGGGTGGTCGCAAGACTAACAAGCGCAAGACTAACAAGCGCAAGACTAATAAGTACAACACTAGAAAGCGGAAGAATTAAAGAATTCCATATTGTTTCCATAACACGATAATACAAATTTTAGATGTCAAATATCAAATATCAAATGTCAATCGTGTATGCTTTATCTATATCGTTTTGTGACGATGAACGAATGAAATCTTCTTCTTCTTGAAAACTTACATATGTATATGGTATATCATCTGTTGGACGAAACCTCTTCCTTTTCTTTACGTCGTCAACCACATTTTTCGGATTACAAAAGCAGTTTCCCATAATAATGTTTTATAATTAAGACCAAGACATTATTTCAATTTTTCATACTTAACTATATCACTACATTTAAATGCAAAATTTATATAAAGAGCATTGTATAAGACGTTATTATGCTATCTAGACTTCCAGAAGAATTAATATCAAAGATAGTATTGGATGCTATTATTCTATTAAAAAATGAAACTTGGAGAGAAGTTCACGAGGAACTACTACTCAAACGAATAACACCTCAAACAGAACTTGGTTGTATTTTTTTGACAACCAATTATCCTATATTAAATCCCATTGACGTTGAGCTTGCCAATATCGATTACGCACATGCAGTGCGTATTCCCCTACTTGTTTAAACAAACGCATTCTTCACATCCACCGCACTCAGTTTATACTCAGGACCAATTTTCTTGAGTATTTTCTCTATTTCCTTTTCAGATGATTCACAAGTAATACTACGCACAATTTCCAAGTAGGTCTCTGTTAGACGCTCGTTCTTTTGCCAGTCCGGGTAGGCAGTTTCCCATAAATCATGGAATCGCTTGCTCACTTCATACTCGGTCACTTTGATCACCTTCTTTCCATTATCTCTCTTCCATCCATCATCATCTTTGATCATCCAGGTCCGTTTCTTCACATCCGTGCAGTGAATTGGTCGCTGGACCACCGGAATGGGTTTGAGATTCTGTATAAGAAGATTCGAAACACCGCTTTGCTTCCCCTGTTTGTACTTCAAAATGTCTTCGATGGTCATCTGGAACTCGGTGGCAAAGTTTTGGAGCGTCATCGCGTCTTTACAATTCTCGTCCAGAAACACCTGAATGTTGAAATTGTTGTTGCGAACATTGTTAATATTATTTGTCGTATTCCCTATTTTAGGAATAATGTCCCGAATAATCTTGTTTTGCTCATGGACCATGTTGAGCAGGTCAGTCTTCGAAAGCTCCTCTAGAGAATCGGGTTTTGCGATTATTTTATTACATTCACTCTCTTCAGGTATGTAGGCGCATTTTTTCTTGTGCTTGTGCAAACCTTGTCTGTATATATAGGATTTTCCACACTCACAATGAAAATTTGCTTCTTTTTGCTTCTTTTTGTCATCCTGCGTCATCCTTTTATGTTTCAGTGTTAAAAGGTGGTTGTTGTAGTTACTCCTTCGTGATGTTTTATAGTCACATAATTCGCAAGTAAAAAACTCGTGCTTCTTTTTGCTTGTTTTTTTGTCCTCCGCGTCATCCATATAACCTAAACACAGACATTATTTTTAGGTTGTTTTTGGGCGGCGTAGTGCCTTTTTTTCAGCCCTACATAAGGTTCCTACATAGGGTCCTTCGTAATTTTGCGGTTATTCCCTTCATTGTGTAGGTAAACACACTTTTTTTACACTTTTTACAGAGGTTTGAAAGTCATTTTTCAAAAATGGAAATTTAGTGTTTTTTTTTGTTTTTCAAAATTGAGAATTGGATCTGTGTAATTTTGTAAAAACGTGTCACACGAAAAATATTAGGATGTATTGATTTTGTTGTCACAGCATTATTGGTAAGGTAGATCACATCGTATGTAATATTAGGGAATGTTATAGAAATGAAATAATATGATATCTTATAGAAATGATATATCATATAAAAGTAATGTTGTAAACACAATTATAATGATTACAGAAGATGGAATTGTGGATTTTGTCGAGAAAAGTGGCGGATTGCTCATCACGCGCAAAAAAGTGAACCATACAAATTTCGCATTCAATACTGCCATTGCATGTTTAACAGGGTATAATCAAATCATTTCTAAATTCTACAATGATTTTTTACCAAAATTCAACGAAAAAATAATTTTGATTATTGTTGAAACAGACGATTTCATTTTAACACAAAAAATGGCATCTCATCCATTGATAAAACATATATATTGTTGGAACAAGCCACTAAACCACCCAAATGTATCTGCACTACCGATCGGGCTGAACTATGACCGCCAACATGATGTGTTAGTTCACTGGTTAGAACAAAACAAAGACACGAAACTACATAACAAACTACTATGTGTGAATTATTCACCCAATACCAACTCAGTTCGCGGAGCTTTGATTCAAAAAGCAAACACAGAGTGGAAAGGGTTTTGTGATGTATTAGGATTTATTCCAAACCAAACTGAGTATTGGAGACCTAGTCATATTGAAGGAAAAATCCGAATCAACGTTACAAATCCAAAATGTTATGATGTGATCTCCCAATATAAGTTTGTGCTGTCTCCACCAGGTGCTGGTATGGACTGTCATAGAACGTGGGAAGCTCTATACATAGGATGCATACCAATCGTGATAACTTCAAAGATAGATGAACTGTATGAAGAACTTCCTATTGTAGTTGTAAAGGATTGGAGTGAGATTACCAAGGAGTTCTTAGAGAGAAAATACGACGAAGTAATGAAGAATAAACAAGATAATAAATACAATATGGAAAAATTGGAACTTAAATATTGGGCAGGCAAATTAGTAATTGATAAAATACCAAAAAGAAAGATTCATTTTATTACGTATGGCAATGATAAATTTGAAAAAGCAAAGACACGAATTGTGAAAGAAGCACACGCNTTTNGCGAGTTCANTTCAGTNAAAGCATTTGGACCACAAGATTTACCGAGAGATTTTANNAACAATTATGAGCNGATTCTNANTATGCCAAGAGGAGGTGGCTATTGGATTTGGAGACCAATCATAATCCAACAAGCATTAGATAAGATAAATTATGGTGAATATCTTGTCTATCTTGATGCAGGTTGTACGATAAACACAAAAGGAAAACGCAGATTTAACGAATATTTACAATTATTAGATGATAACAAAAATAAATACGGAATATTATCATTTCAAATGAGCGGTAATAATGGACCGGGTGGTGTTGAAAAGGAAAAGTTTTGGACAACAAAGCAAATCTTTGATTATTTTGAAGTTAATCCTGAAAGCTCAATTGGTAATTCAGGTCAATATCTTGGCGGTGTATTAGTTATGAAAAAGAATGAGCATTTATTAAGCTATATGAAAGAATACACAAATGCAATATTATCTAATCCAGTATTGTGTACAGATCATTTCAATACTCAACCCCAACATCAAGAATTCAGAGAAAATAGACACGAACAAAGCATTACGAGTATTTTAAGAAAAAAAATGGGGAGCGTTGTCATAGATGGCGACGAGTCATGGATGGTTCCATTCGGTCAAGGTGAATCATTGAAATATCCCTTTTGGGCAAAACGATCTAGAAATTAATGAATTAATAAAAATATTTTAATAATCAATATTATAATAAATGTTTTCTAAAATAATTATTATAATATTCCTTGCATGCGTAACCCTTGTCAATGGAATTTTGAAGGTAATAACGGTGTAAGTAAAGCACCAGGAAATTATGGTGTAATTATAAATCATCACAGACGTAACAAGTAAAATAAAATACTTTATTTTACTATCCATATCTTTCAAGTTTTATATTATTTTTATCTGTAAATTCTCTACAAGCACATAATGTTATTATATTTCGTATATCAATAATTTTTATATTATTTAATATACTTCTATAAAGAACGATGGATTCGGCATTAAATATATTTTTAATTATATCGTTGTGTTGAATATCATCTTTAATATACCATATTTTCTTAAACGTTTCGTATGTAGATATACTAAACCAATCACATGTTTCTCCTCTTAATCTATTATAAATTACATCATTCTTCATATTAATGAAAATATCATTAAATTTTTTAACATCACAATCTTCTATATATAAATCGGTCCGAATTCTCAAAACTATATCATTTTCATCAATTAAAGAATTTTTATCTATATATTCTACAATTTTTCTAATACCATAAAATAATTTATAAATTCTTGGGGTCCAATGCTCTATTTGAGGATGTATTAATTTTTGCTGTTGTGTTCTACTTGTAATTGTTTTAAATATTATTTTATCATTTGGTTCTTTCTCAGGATGTATAAAATCAATATTATTAATTTTTTTGGCATCTATTGTATTATCCTCCCAGTAACATAAAAAAATGTTTACATCGTAGTCTATAATTGTTTTAAACTTATTTACTAAATAATTTAAATAATCTACATTTTTATTAGGACGAATAGGTCCTGTTATTATGAGATTAATTTTCGGTATATTATCGATATTCTTCAAGATAAGTGACATACACTTCGAGGTAGATACCCCTTATATTTATAATCTATACTTTTTTTTGAATAATTAAACTAGGGCTAACTATTTTTGTATTTTTTAATTCAAATGTAGCTTTATCTAAAGTTTTTAAAAATTTATCAACCCCTAATGTTTCATCCCACGCATGAAAACCATATTCGTCACATATTATAATACCACCTACTGATACCTTATCCCATAGTTGCATTAATATTTTAAAAGTTGGTTCCCCCACGTCTAAATCCATATATAATATTTTAATTTTCGCACCTATATTTTTTGTGTAATATTCGTTTGATTCATTAACCGCATTTCCCTTTACCAAAATATAATTTTCAGAATTAAAACATGCTAATTTTGATGTCACACTTTCTAACGATAATTCATCACTATTTACACGCATTAATACATTTTCCATTAACTTTTTGCTTTCATCTGATATTGTGTTAATAGTTTTTTCCGGATTAAAAAAGTCAAATCCTATTACTTTTGTCAAACTATGCGGTTCGTAAATTTCTCTTAATTTCAACCATAACGCCATTCCTCCACCTTTAAACACACCAAATTCTACTATATCACCAAATATATCTTCATTATTAACGTGCAAATACAATTCTATTTTTTTTGTCATTTTTTGAAATACGCGTTTATCGTCACTAAATATTATATTATTATAAGCGTCATAAATACTTTGTTTCGTTTCTGGCATATTATTATATATGTTTAATTCCATTAATTTAAAATTTACATATATATGTTTAAATACTTATTATCAACCTATTTAATATTTTGTTATAATTACAATTATCGATTAATTTGTGTGAATTTTTTAAATTTATTTGGTGTAGATCTACATCTATATTTATCCGACCAAATATGGTCATATGTATAATTATAACTTTCACCCGTTCTACAATACATATAACATTTATCTGTTTTTATTTCTAGATGTTGTGCCATAGCTAAAAAAGAACTGTCGGACATAATAACAATATCAGCATTTTCAATTAAATCAATATAATCTAAAATTGGCAAATCTAAAAAAGATTTTGCTATATTATAATATTTATTATTGTGATGTATAATATTGTTGCTAATATCACTATCAACACTATTATTGCTAATATCGTTATTGTTATTTCTAGATTCATACATTGAAACAGACGGGTTTACAATTAGAACGTTATCAATATCTATATTAAATTTATCTATTACAAAATCCAACGAAAAAACTTCTCCAATAGATGATGTATTGTGTACGAAAATATATTTACTTATGTTATTATCTTTAATTGAATTATATAGTGTTAAACTATTTTCAGTTTTGTTAACGTGAAAGTAATCCCAAAAAATTTGATAATTTATTTGAACATCGTCATAAAACGAAAAAGGTAAATCATATATTATTTTACCTTGACCATAAGAATTATTACGAATACCATGCTGATGAAATCCTAATAAATATTTTCGGTAACCATTAAATTTTTCATTAAACTTGTGTATAGGAGCACCATAAGCGGGAGAAATAGAATTATCATCGGGCACACTCAATATCTTTATGGTAATATCATCTGAATACATCTGTTTAATATTATTTTGAGTATTATCTTTACATACAACCAAAACCTCGTCGTATATAGTAGCTAAGTATCTAATCATACCTACAATATAAAACTGATCACCCATACCAAGGTGACCGAGAACCATTGCTTTTTTGTGTTTGTAACCCTTTTGTTCTCTGATATTTGATTCCAATATAGCATCTATTTTGGATTTTACTCTAAATCTTCTTTCATTATAATCCTCTTGTTCTAAAAATAACTCTAATCTCTTTGCAGGATGATTATTTTGATATTTTGCTTCATCTAAAAGTTCCCATATCTTTGTATTAATGTTTATCAATGTATTATAAAAAAATACTACCTTTGATATATGTTTTTTTAATTTATTATTCAATAGTTCCATCTCATAATTTATATTTTGTAATTTATTGTCATCAGTTATTTTAATAGATTTTATATGTAAGATAGATAATCTATCTAATGCATCTGATATTGAGGTTTCTACTAATATGTTATTATGTAAATCACTCATAATAATATAAATAATTTATATATTTAAATTATTTTAAATATAACAACACTATTTTAAATATAGCAAACACTATTTTAAAATTAATTAAATTATTTTATTAGCACAATCAACAATATATTTAATTATATTTTCGTTTACATTATTAAATGGTAATAATATATATTCGTTATGAATTTTTACTGAATTAGTAATTTCATTATGTTTAATATCTTTTAAATGTTCGAACTCTTGAATTGGTAAAAACATAGGTCTTGTATCAATATTATATTTTTTTAATTCATTTTCTATATAAGAGTAACTTTTATTGTTATCAATTCTGAAAGCAAACGACCAATAAGAAGATTCGGTATTTTTATCAGTGATCTGTATTTTTAATTTTGAATTAGTCAATGCTATGTATTTTTTGTAATTGTAATATATTTGTTTTTTATCTTTAATAATATCATCTTTTTGTTCGATTTGAGATAATAATACTGCTGCTGTAATATTAGACATTCTTAAATTAGTTCCTAATTGTTTATGGTGAAATTTTTGATCTGTAAATCCTTGTCTTGTATATGAATATATATATTCATACAGTTCTTTATCGTTTGTGCAAAATGCTCCACCTTGACCTGTAGTAAAATTCTTATTCATATTAAATGATAAAACCGATGCTATACCTGCTGAACCTGTTGGCATATTTTCATAAAAACCCAAATATCCTTCCGAATTATCCTCAAATATATATATATCGGGTCTTTGACGCTTGAGTTTTGGAATATTAGTTATTCCACCTACATTATGCACTACAAATAATGCAGAGTTTTCTTCTAAATTCTCAATATTTTCTATATTAAGGGTATTAATATCTACATCTAAAAGTTCGATATTTTCTCTTGAAAATTCATGTAATAAAATATTCATTCCGGCCATAAATGTATTGTTAGGGATGTATATTTTTTTACAATTCGGATACTTATATTTCAAACATTTTGCCATACATAATATGGCAGCACTTCCTGTTAGTGTTAAAATTATATAATTACATCCAGTTATGCTTTTTAACTCATTTTGTGATTTTTCTATATATTTTCCATCCATCGATATCCACGTAGATTCAATTGCATCGGTTACATACGGGATTGCCTTATTTATGCAATATGGTTTATTAAAAAAAAGAATAGGTTTATTAAATTCTTTAAAATTAAACAATATATCTACTAGCGTATTTATTTCACAATCTGTATATATTTTATGACTAGGAGAACTAATATATAAGCCAGTTTTATGTATTATCTCAGCGCCTGTGTACAATTCAGGATTAATATTTTTATCAATTTCTTTCATAACAGGTTGTCTTGTAAAATTCCCGGTTACTATTGGTCTATTTTCAATTAAATTGTCGTCCAGATATTTCATGAAATCATTCAAACAATATGCAAAATCTATATTTAATAATATAGGTATACAGAACCAATTTGATTCACATCCTGGCGTTGTAATAGGAAATTTAATTATATTATTATTTTTATGATAATTAGTTATACTTTTAGTAATATTGATATAATTAGTTTTACGTATTTTATTTCTTTTATCTATATAATTTAATTGAACAGAACCCATAGCACCTTGAAATTCCATAGGTCTAAGATTATATCCTAATTCTACGAAACAAAACTTATTATTAACATTATTAACATTATTAACATTATTTAAAGTATTATTACCATATCTTGTCCAACCATGTGATCTAATACATTTTAATAAATTGTAATCAAACTCAGTTTTACATATAATCATACCTCCCTCAATTGTTGTCATATGATGTGAAAAATAAAATGAAAAAGTACCCATGTCTCCGAAACTACCTAAAAATTTCCCATTGAATTTGCTAGTTAAAGATTCACAAGTATCCTCCATAACAATCAATCCTCTATCATTTGCTAATTTCATTGCAACATCCATATCTGTTGAATTTCCAAGTATATGTACAAGAACTATTCCTTTTGCATTAGGATATTTATTAATATCCTCGGCAGTAATGTTAAGTGTATCTTTGCTACTATCAATAAATATAGGTTTCAAATTGTTTTGTATTATGGGGTAAACACTAGTGGACCAACAAACAGCAGGAACAAGAACCTCATCGCCTGGTTTAAGAAATTTATCTCTCTTAGTATTACACAATGCCGTCATTGCTAATAAATTGGCAGACGAACCAGAATTAACCATAACAGCATAATCAAAATTAAATTTTTTACAAAAATCTTTTTCAAATTTTTCAACATAAGGACCCATTGTCCACTTATCTGAATTTAAAACGTCGGTTATAGCATCTATTTCTTCTTGTCCATATGTTTTTTCATATAACTTATATTCCATAATTAATATATAGTTTTCAGTTTAAATATATTAATCAAATAATTATTATATGTCTCTGTCATTTTCTAGAGAAACCTTTATATTTTATGATTATATACCATTATTAGCAAAACATGTAATAGATTTTCCTAAGGATAAATATACATGTTGGGGAATAACACCAAAACATAATTATCCTCCATTTAATATTAACAATATACAGGAAAATGATATAATATTTGTTAAAACAGATTTATTACCTCAGTTTTTTAACTATATATACAAACAAATCCCCAATAAATTTATATTATTAACAGGAGTAGCAGGGTTAGATGTAAATATTGATTATAAGCGATTTTTAAACGAAGATAAAATTATAAAATGGATAGGATGTAATATATGTTTTGAACATCCGAAAGTAGTGAAAATACCCATTGGGTTTGAAGAACCAGAAAGAAGGCGTGGTGGTCCTGCAGATACAGGCGAAGGTGGAGACCAATTATTACTACAAGAGAATTATACAAACAGAATAAAAATAGAAGACAAAGAGGATAAACTCCTTATAACATATTTGGGTAATACACATAACACTAGAAATACAGTAATAGATTACTTTAAAGATAAAGATTTTGTATATTTTGCAGATAAAATGAATTTTGATAATTATATGAAAACTATTAATAAATATAAATTTGTATTATCTCCAAGAGGAGCAGGTACAGATACACATCGTTTTTGGGAAATCTTATTGATGGGGTCAATACCAGTAGTTGAAAAAAATGGTTTATATGATTTATATAATAAATTTCCTTGTGTAATAGTAGAAACTTTTAAAGACGTAACGAAAGAATTATTAGATAATTATACATTTGATAAACAAAAATATAATAATATAGATAAGTATTTATTTATAAAGAGTTTTAATGATATAATTGATGCACAAGTAAAAAAAAAATAAACCATCTTTTTTCAACATGTCATAAATTTTTAAAAACGATTCCTTGTATGTGGGGTCATGTTCAAAACATTCTGTTAATATAATTGTATCAAATGTTTCATTATCAAACGGCAGATCTTTAGTTTTAGATACGATGGTAACATTTGGGGCTTTGATGACATCATTCCCGTTGTATTCGCAATTTTTACACCTTTGAACATATAAAACGCCGACTTGAAATTTTAAACTTGGGAAAATACTATAAAATATTGTTATATATATTATATGAAAATAACTTATGGAATTAGGGATAATGTAATTGATGTTACAAAATTATGTAAAGAAAGACTTCTTACAAAAATAATATTATTGTAATTCCTTCGGGAGATTGTGAGAGAGCAAAGCATTTTACAGACCCAATACTAGAAAATATATTAACAGACAAAGGTGTTCTCTCTTATAAAGATAGAACGATTGAAAGCATATTTATAGGAAATTATGAAAATAGTGAGCAAGCAAAATATAGAAATACTCAAAATGATTGGAGTTCAGTATTAACAGAATTTCATTGCACTGCTGGTAATAAACATAAATTCACTCACGAAGAGTATTTGATGAAATTACGCAATTCGCGTTATGGTTTGTGTTTACGTGGTTATGGTAGCAAATGTCATCGCGAAGTAGAATTAATGGCATTCGGAACAGTTCCAATAGTAACACCCGAAGTTAATGTAGATTCTTATATGGAACCATTGATTGAAAATAAACATTACATAGCAGTAAAAGATGAAGAAGAATTTGTAGAAAAACTAAAAGTAATAACAGAAGCTGATTGGAATTTAATGTCTAAAGCGTGTTACGAATGGTATCAACAAAACGTTTATAGTAAACAAAGTTTTACTAATATGATTAATAAAATTTTATATGAATTTTGAGTGAATAAATTTAAAGTTGAAAATAACAAATAGTCTAATATTTAAATTTAACATTTATATATTTTCAAAACAAAACCATTATTTTATAATATTAGCTTTCCCCATTTGAAAATCTGCCCAAGTACCATTTTTTGTCATAATTTGTCTATTCATCCCATCATATTGTATTATTGAAGTTTATTTTTATATTGAGAATAATATTATACACATTTGGAAATAGGTGTTTTTGATAGATATTAGAAATAATATTGTGTTATTGCTTTTCTTTCTCCTTGTTCTATGATATTTCCTCTATGGATATATGTTGTGTTTGCTAATATAACTGTTCCTTTTTTCCCTGTAATGTTGAACAAATTGATATTATCGTTTGTTTGTATTAAATGATTGATTGTTTCGTCTGCATATCTTGTATTATAGTTTGTTGTTCGTGGTTTCGGGTAACCTATATGATTTTTACTACTATTCGTCAAAAACTGAAAATTTCCATTTTGGTCAGTAACGTCTGTTAAATACATTAGTGCTTTGAATTGACAATCATGATTATCTCGATGCCACCCTGCCCCGCTATTTTTTATTTTATTTTTTTCGTAAACTATTTTGTTAATAAGTGTTTTTTTATTCAAGTTTTTATTAAATCTAACGGCACAGTTATTCAAAAAAACATTATCCGAAAATATTTCTTTTATTTTAATAGAATATTTCTCTGCATGAAATATTCTTTCATCGTTACTACAACCCTCTTTATCTAAAATTTCTATTTTGTCTTTTGAATTTTCAAAAACAATGTTATATTCGTTATTCAAAATATCAATTTGTTCATTATTATAGAAATTTTTTAATATACAAATTCCATATTTACTTAATAATTTATCTGTAATAATATTGGTGGGTTTAATATGTTGACAATCTATTAAAGGTAATGTTGAATCTTGAACTGCACAAAGAGTAGCATCTATATAATTATTATTATGAAGCCATCTTATAATTAATAATTCTGTTTCAGGACAGTGACAATCGGAAAGTTTTTTATTTTTACAATTGTATAAATGTTTTTTAAGTTCGACGTCAGATAATGAATAATGTGTTATGTATATTTTTTCTTTTTCCTCTATTAATTCTTTAACATCGTTTGATTTAATTAATACCTCAAATATAGCATTACAACCTATTCGTGGAAGTTTTTTAAATATATATGGACTAGATATATTTGTGAGATACTTATTATATAGTATATAATTATTATTGTTTTGTTTAAGTAAACAAACATCATAATTTTTTGAATAAAATGTTTTTTCAAACTCTTTGATATATTTATCTGATACTCCTGTTGATTTTATGTATTTATAAATACCTTTATTTTTTATATTATGATGAACATGTACATTTACATACTGAATATAAGTTTGCGTTCCATTATTGTTTCCTGGTAAACCTAGATTTAAGCGAATATTTTTTCCAAACGAATCTATAATTTCATTGAAATCAAAATTATTGTATGACTTATTTCCAATAATTAACATATATATAATAATATTATTATGATTTGTATTTAAATATACAATAATATTAACATTATTATGGTTAAAATTATAGCCGAGATTGGAATTAATCATAACGGTTCTATGGAAGAATGTAAGAAAATGATTATGTTAGCAAAAGTATCTGGTTGTGATTATGCAAAGATTCAAAAAAGAAATCCAGATGTTTGTGTTCCAGAACATCAAAAATCTGTTATGCGTAAAACACCATGGGGCGAAATGACTTATCTTGAATATAAATATAAATTGGAATTTTCAGAAGAACAAATAAAAGAACTTTGTGATTATGCAAAAGAAATTGGTATTGAATTTTTTGCTAGTGTTTGGGATTTAGATAGTGTGACTTTAATGTCAAAATATACACGAATTGTTAAGCTTGGAAGTCCTGTAATTAACGATCTTGATTTATTGAAAGCAACACGCGAAGCATTTGATTTTGTCATTATGTCTACTGGAATGTCCACAGAAGAAGAAATAGAAAAGGCAGTTGAAGTTGCAAAACCGGATGTAATAATGCATACAAATTCTACGTATCCTTGTCCACCAGAAGATTTAAATTTACGATACATAGAACATTTGCGTAGTAAATATGGTGATAATGCGGAAATTGGATATAGTGGACACGAATATGGTCTAGTAACAACATTTGCCGCTGTTGCGATGGGTGCAATTTGGGTAGAAAGACATATTACTATGGATAGGAACTTGTGGGGGTCAGATCAAAAATCAAGTATAAACCCGGCTGGTTTATTTAAACTGGTAAAAGGTATTCGTGATATTGAGGATGCTACTCAGTATGAACCAGGATCAAGAAAACAATTTGAAGGAGAAAATTTTAAAAAAAATACTTTGAGAAAATAATAATTAAATTTTAATATAAATAAAGCTTATTAATTATAATATAATGTCTTTAAAAAACAGAATCAAAGGACCGGTTTTTTCGATAATAACACCTTTTAAAAATAATGGGAAAGATATTGATTATGATTCTTTGGAAAATTATATTCAATATATGTATGACAATGGGGCGAAAATATTTTATGCGATGGCATTTAACACCCGTTACTTATTAATGAATGAAGATGAAATTTATAAAGTAAATGAATGTGTTATAAAGAAGGTAAAAAGTTTTGAAGATGATGAAACTATAATAATTGTAGGAGATCCACTAGATTGTTCTACTGAAACATCTATAAAATTCGCTCAACACGCCAAAGATAAAGGTGCAGATATGATTAGTTTAATCTATAGAGCATATTTATTTTTCGACGATCATGTATTTAATCATTATAATACTATTGCAAATGCCGTAGACATTCCTATTTTAGTTCATGAAATGCCATTTATGAAAGGTATTCCAAAACATCAAAATGGTAATTGGTCGATAGATTTATTAGATAGATTAGCAAATATTCCTAATGTAATTGCTGTAAAAGAAGATGCAAAAATGGATGATTATACAAAAGATATTGTAGATAAAATTAGTGACAGAGTTGCTATTGTTGTTTCTGGAAATGGATTACAGCAGTGGAGTAAAGTAAGTGAAAAATGTCAAGCATGGTTATCTGGTGTTGGTAATTTATTTCCAAAAGTAGAAATGGATTATTACAAGTATCATTTAAATAATCAAGAAGATAAATGTAATGAAATTATTGAAAATATAGAAAAACCCTTCTTTTTTGTAAAAGATAATTATAGTTGGCATTTAGGTATCAAATCTGCGATGGAACATTTAAATATTATGAGTAAACAAGAAAGAATGCCTTATCAAGAATTAGATGAAGAAAAACATAAACATGTTGGAGAAATTGTAGAACAAATAAAAATACAATATAATATTGCATTATAAATATATAAAAGGATGTATATAAAATATACATATGGAAAATTTTAAAAAGTATATTTTAGATATAAACAACAAAAATGAATTCAGCGAAGTTAGCTTATTTTGGAAAAAAGAATATAAAAATTTTGAGTTTGAAAATAAGTTCGATTTCATTCCATCAGACGAAGAGATAAAAAATTTAAGAACATGGAATAAAAGAAGAGCAATGGGTAATGGTGATTCAGACCAGATAAAATGGGGGAAAGAATCATATATACGATTATTAAAGGCTTTTCCAAAAGAACAAAAACTTACTGAATATATAAATAATTTAAAAGAAAGCGATATGGGAAACCCTGTTAAAGTAAAAACCCATTTAGGTAATTTTTCAGGTATGTTTTATTTAAATATAATACAAACATATATTTTATATAATGCTATAAGTAATTTTTACACAACAGATAAGCCATTAGATATTTGTGAAATTGGAGCTGGATGGGGACAATGTTGTGAAATCTTGAATCAAAAATTATCATTATCATCATATACAACTATAGATTTGAAAGAGACCTTGGTTTTATCATATTTAAATGCCTTACATAATTTTGATAATTCAGATATACAATTAATAATGAATGAGAAACAAAAAAAATATAATTTTTGTGTTCCTGAAAATATATATCACTTAGAAAATAGTAATAACCAATATGATATCTTTATTAATTGTTATTCATTTCAAGAAATGTCAAAACAAAATGTAATTTCGTATGTAAATTTTATTAAAAAAAAACTAAAAAGGAATGGTTTATTTATTTCAATTAATAGTTGGGGGTATGACCGGTATGAAATTAAAGATTTTTCTGATTTACAATTACATAATTTTGAATTCATAGATATATTTAATGATCCACGTTCTATTGGTTGTAAACAATTGGTTGTTGTATGTAAAAACGTAGAACATAATAGAGAAATAAATATAAATAAATTAAATAGTATGGCACTTGACTTAAGAGATAACAAAATAAAAAAAGAAGACTTTTTGAAAAATATTTATATTTAAAATATGATAACAATTTAAATATTATTAATATATTACATAATGATTAATAATATTGATGAAATATGTGATAAAATTAAAACGCAAGGGTATTTTGTATGTAAAAATTATGTATCAAATATAGAAAAAATAGATAATGAATTTGAAAATATCATTAATAATGAAATTAATAATTTCGATAAAAATACAGGAAAAAATAAATGTTTGAGAACTAATTTAGATAATAATTATTTGAATAAAAATAATTTTCCAGAAATTTATAAAAATTTATTTAATATTTCTACTATGAAAATATGTAAAAATTTTGGTATTGATTTTGTTAAAGATAAAAAAGATACTTTTATTCATAAAGATTATGAGTGTTTAAATACAAATAATGTTTATCCACATTTTGATTATGATAGAAAATTAAAGTTTTATTTATGTGTTAGTGATATGGATATAACAAATGGTTGTTTCAAGGTTTTACCAAATAAATTTGAGGATGGTAAATTTAGAAAGGTTATTAGATTACATTTTATTCTGTAAACTTAAAGACATATCTTTATATCTTTGAAAACATGTAGGATATTTACATATAATATTATGTAATTTTTCTATTACATTTTTTGATAAATGCTTTTTAATAAAGTTTATATCTTTATTTACAGAAGAACTATATATACCATTATATTCTTCTCCTTCCCTATGATCCTTACCTTTTAATACTAAATTAGAACCTTGTGAACGATATAACTTATTATCAGAACCAATAAGTTGATCAATAATAATTTTATCATATTTAATATTTAATCTGTCTGCTATATTTTTGATTTCTTTTTCACTATCATCAACTAAATCTTCATAATATAATAATATAAATTTTTCGTTATCGTATATTTTTTCAATTATTTCACCATATTTACTTGTAAAATTACAAATATCTTTATCACTCCAATTATGAGTTATTCTGTTAGATACGGCACGATCATAAGGATTTCTTATAATAGTAATCCAATAATGTTGGTCAGATTTTTTTATCCAATCATTAAAATAATCTATTTGTTGATTATATCTTAAAAATAGGTATTCTGCGTTAAATTCTTTCATAATAGCCTTATAATAATTCTGGATATCATCTTTATTTTTTATAGATAGGATTAAATCTGTAAAATATTTTTTATTTTTTCCTTTGAGAAGACGATCAGATTTATCTTTAATAAATTCATTTAACATAAATTTTTTATATTCATTAACACTTGTTATATTAACGTTGGGTGTTCCTGGTGCACCAGGGGAATAATTTTGATCTAATAAATATTCCATACCACTTATATAACCTTATAAACTAGTACAATTATCTTGAGTATTAAGAATAGAATGTAATAATGTTGTACCCGAACGTGCGATTGAATCAATAATAATATACATTATTTTATTTTTATAAATATATATACATTTATATATATTTAAATCATATAATATAATTTAAATGTATATTATAAAATAGCTTGTGAAATGAATTTAATAATGATAATATATTAATAATTTATTATAAATATACAATTAGTAATTAAACATATAAAGTAATTAAATATATAATAAATGCCTACAAAAGTGGCAATTATTCCTGCTCGTGGTGGTTCAACACGATTTAAAGATAAAAACATCGCACTTCTTGGTGGAAAACCTTTAATTTGTTGGTCAGTAGAAGCTGTTTTAAATTCTGGTGAATTTGATGATGTATATGTTTCTACCGATAGTGATAGAATTTTTGATGCTGTGAAACATCTAAATGTAAAAAGACACGTGCGTCCAGATCATCATGCAACTACAAAAGCAACTGTATTAGATGCAATGATGGATTTGATGGAAAATATTCAAAAATATGATGTTTTTGCCTTTTTCTTACCAACATGCCCTTTTATTAAAAGTGAAAGTATAAAACAAGGTGTTCAAATGTTGGATGATGATACAGATTCAGTCGTTAGTGTGAGTTATTATGAAGAACCTATACAATTAGCATGTATCAAAAAAGGAGAACACATTATTCCAATATTTGATAATCTAACAGCGGGACTAACAAATAGTAAATTTATACAAAAATACGTAAAACCAAATGGAGGATTTTACATAAGTAAATGGGATAATTTATTAGAAAATAAAAATTTTTTTAAAGGAAACGTAAAAGGAGTTGAAATTCCAAATGAACTGCTTGTTGATATTGATTATGAATCCGATTTAAAAAAAGCTGAATATATGGTCCAAAAAAATATTATTGATTTAAATTAATTCTTGGAAATTCTGTATCTACAATGTCATCTTCTTGATTTAAATTCAAAAATTTATAAAGCTTTTTCCATAATAATTCATCATCTTCTTCAAAAATATTAATTATTAATAGATTATCAACGCAGTTTTTTTCTTCAAAAATGTGTATTATTTTATTCATATATTCAGTAGTGTTTAATGTATTTAATTCTTCCACTACTTCTTTTTTATCAAATTTTTGTATTGATTTTATCCACTCATTATTATTTCTCATAGTTAAAATATATTTATTATTATATATTTTATCATCATTTAATAGTATATCTAATTCTTGATATGCATCATTATAAATAATATATTTATAATCATTAGAATTATTATTTTTTTCTCTTTTATTTTGAAAGTCATTCAATATACATTTACACTCTCCATTAATTCCAATTATGTGTAAAGCTCCACCTAAACTATTAGTACATGTTCTTGGAAGACCTAGTCCAAAAATATATTTCATATTAATTACTAATAATTAATATGTTTATATGTATGTATTCATTATTTATATATTCTCCAACTTAAGACAAAATTCATTAACAACTGATGTAGCCTGATACAACATTTGCTCATTTAATTTATTCGAATTAACAACCTTATTATACATTTCTTCGTTGTTTGCCAACATATTCACTTTTTGTAGTAATTGTGGGTCTCGAGCTCTTATGATAGAAGAATCGTTTATAAATCGTTCGCTATTTACTGGTCCATCGTATATTGGAATTGTTTTTAATAAAACGTTCAATAATTACTTTGTGTTTTTCAGCCAAGTTATTAGCGTTCTCTCTCAAGTTGCGCGTCTTATTCACAGCGTTTTGATTGTAAAATCTGTCATTATTTATCACGTAGCGAGGTTGTCCCCCTTCATTGCTACAAAAGTGTTGGCGTAAAGGATAAAAATAATTTGGCCGGTATACATGGTTGTACCAATCGTCACAACACCAGTTAATGATTTCCTCTGGGAAAAACCAGCCAAAAATATCCATATGTTTTCGTGATACAAACGCTTGTGTCAAAATGGCAGAATTGTTGTTGATTGGTCCGGCCAGTCCGATATCATCATGCTCTTTCAACACTTTGATGCAATCATTTACCCAACCGCTTGTTTTAAATACAATATCATCTCCGCATTGATAAAAGTAATCACATCCATCGTCGTAGGACTGCTTGAACAATACATTCCACATTTTAGTAAGATGACCCTTTTGAATGTTTGTGTAATGAATGAATTTGAAATCTACATTCTTGAAAACGTTTGAAAAACGACGCAACTCGTCTTGTTGTGTAGATTGCGACAAAATACGATCATCCGCATCACACCCTATATAGAAAGTATACCTATGTTCCTTATTTTGTGTCAACAAGAACGTTTTGACGCTCATATTCATCAAGTATGTATCTTTGATCGAACTCCAATTGTCACGTCCACGCGATGTGCTTGGTATCAAAAGTGCGATGTGTTTTTTATCAGTTTGGTTTAAGTTATTTGTTGCTGCCATATAACTTAAATCATTGGATAGTCTTTATTATTTTTGTTTTGTTCATTATTAACTTAATGATTTCCATAATATTTTTACTCCTTTTTAGAAAAATCCGGCATTAAACCCTCTGCCTTCATGGAGCGAATGAGCCTGGTCACTCCGATGCCGCCGCCCGCGCGTTCGAAGAAGTCGAACTTCAAGTAGTCCTCCATCTCCTTATCTGTGCGCTCCTGACCAAAGAGGTCGTAGAGCTTTTGCTTGTAGCCGCCCTCGCTGATTGTGTTGAATCGCTCGCGCATCACTTCGCGGTCCGTCTCACGTTCTGCCGAACCAAAGGTCTCCTGCCCACTGAGGATCACATCGACCTTCTTGGCGATGTCCTCGCGTGGTGCATCATGACGCTTCATGTTCCAGAACGGACTGGTGTACTCTGGAAAGTCGGTGAGGAAGAAAGTCGGTGACATGTCGGTGGCCATTGCCGTCTCATGCTCGTGCTCCAACTCTTTCACGCCATACTTCTCGGACATTTCCGCGTAGGTGCCCTTGACGAACTTGGTAGTGTCGTAGCCAAGGTGTGTAAGCAACTCCTTTTCCATCTCAATGAGTGCGTCCATGCCGCCGTGCATCTCGAACTCAAAGAGCGGGAAGATCAGGTCGTGTCTGCCCTCTACCGGGGTCTGCTCTTGCCGGTAGCTCGTCGACTGACAATAGAAGCCTTTCGCCTCCGGCTTCTTGAGCAGCTCGTATTCGAGCCACATCTGCCCGGTCTGTGGAAGTGGCCAGACCTTGCCCGCGTAGTCGAACTGTGCAACCGTGAATGGATCCTCGCACGCCGCCAGAATACTGAGTCGATTCTGCGGATGCGCCTCGAGGAAGCCACGCCCCTTGAAGAACTCGCGTAGCTTAGAGACAACATAGTCATACTCTTCGCTATCTACAATAAGCGACGAGTCATAAATCGACTCAGTCGCCTTACTGTAAGCGATATCCTTGCCACAACCAGGTTTTGGTTCCGACACACTCTCTGCTTGAGCAGGAGTATTATCCTGTTTGGAAGGAGACGAAGATTGGTCAGCTTCGTCGTTCTTGGGCGGCTCAGGAGCACTTTCGGCGGGGGCATTCGACATCTTGCTCATGCTCATTACATACACTAAACATATTTTTTCTAAATCATTTAATTTAAATATAATTTATTTTAAAAAATCTCAAATTATTCAGACGTTTGGTTCATAATCGTCACCATAATAGTAAGCATGATATAAACTTCTATTATACTTTACATGATACGCATTATCATAACGCGTTTCGATATACATGAATATCTCCCATAATACCGAGATAATAGACACCCAACAAGCGGTATGAATTATTAAAATGTAAAATTTGCGACATTGTAATCGAGACATATAGTGCTTGATGAGTTGTGATCGAGACAAGATAACCAGTCCTTCACTTGAACATACCAAACAATTTACGTTTGCCGTTGCTCGTTCGTCCACCCATTTGGAAAAGCAACTTTGATGAACGTTATATTTGCAATCACATTTTTTTTTCATATACCTTGAAACTGGAACACATTTACGCTGTTTATCATCATTCAGCTCTAAACAAATAACACAAGATTTTTCAATAAAAGTCTCCTTATCATTGTCATTGTAATTGTTTGACGTATCGTATAGTTCGATAATTTTAAAATCTCCATTTTGTAATTCTTTAGCATTGTTGTTCGGAACGTGTAACTTGTAATCCGAATTTGTATCTGTATCTGTATCTGTATCTGTATCTGTATCTGTATCTGTATCTGTATCTGTATCTGTATCTGTATCTGTAACTGAGTTTGTCGTAAATTCTGATATCAAATGATTGCCTGGATATATTGGATCATATTTACCAACATTCTCGGTGTCCATATGTAATCTACTGATATTTAACGCGAATCGTTTAAACTAATATGAAAAATTCCTCTTCTTATTTCATAATGGAAATAGCAACTGCCTTAAACAATGCTATACAGCAAATGACATCTAAAAGGGAGCAAATTAAAGATAAAATTTCAACCGAAACGAGTGAAATACATAATCTAACATTGGAAATGAATAAAATCGAAGACAGAATTGAATCCCTTACGAATTCATTAAGTAGATCTGAAGATGAACTTTTTCAATTAAATAATACAATTACAGAAACACAAGCTGGTTATCAAAAGCTTGTTGAAGCAGGTGAAACGCTCATGACTATCGTATCTCAAAACCTTCCAAAGGTATTGTCAAGTGCTTCCGATAACGCAAGTGCTTCCGATAACGCAAGTGCTCTAGACGCCTTTAAGAAATGATAGTTTGATTGTGTTTTATGCGATTGAACATGTATTGTGGGTACGGGTTTCTGATAATTCTGTGAAGTTTGTGAACAATTCATTAATATCCCATCGATTATGATGAGATTTTTTAATGCAGTTGTCGATTATTAAACGAAGTTTCTTATTCCTTATCTGTTGTGTCGATAACACTATATTATCGTTTGAAAAATAATTTTTCAAATCATCCAAATTGTATTTTTCAAATGGTCTTGTACCAGTAAAGACAAAGAAAATAATAAGACCCAGTCCGTAAACATCAGCCTTTAGTTCATAATGTTGCGCATGAAATACTTCAGGCGCCATGTAACGCAATGTTCCTGTTGTTCCCGTCATTTTAAAAGGTTCTGATTCAGGCATAAAGCGACTTAAACCAAAATCTGTTAGTTTCACGTTGTAATACTTATCAATCATAATGTTTTCTGGTTTCAAATCACGATAAATAACCGCGGGGTTACAATGATGCAAGAATTTAAATACATTAATAAGTTGAATGCATATATGGTATTTTTGATAGTCCGACACGCTGCTACTTGTTTTTTTCTCTATGAACTCGCGCAAATTTCGACCGTTTATTTTTTCCATAAGCATCATGAATTCATTGGTTCGTTGACTGTAACTGAAACCCAAAAACTGAACCAAATTCGGATGGCGCAAACACGACCATAGTTTTATTTCTTTTAGTAAGTCTTTTAATAGTGCGATTTTCTTACTCTTCGTCATCTTAACCACAATATCCAAACCTCGCCATTTGCAATCATAAATTACTGAATTGCTTCCCTCAGATAATTTATTAGTTACATTAATCTCATTTTCTGGAATCAACCATTTCTCTTCTAGTCCTTTTTTGAATAAATCGTTTATTTGATCAACGATTTGTTTTTGATCGTAATATTCTAATTTTTGAAAACTAGGATAATTTGCTAATTTAGTAAAACCTTCTTCATCGTCAACGTTCATTATAATTTTTTAAAGTTATACTTTTGATTAGAACTTATGCTTTATATCTTTATGACTGATAACACTGAAAGAGAGGGAAATAAACGGAAAAGTGAATAATATGGACATGATAATTTAATGAAATTTAATGTTAGAAGAAGGTTCAATCAGCATTTGAAGTTGTTTTGACACCATCTATATCATTATCTACCCAACGAACCATAATGATGATTTCCAATATGCAATAGATTGATGCGGGTGTCGGCATATATTTTACCTCCATTCTTATTGAACAAGTGTGAAAAATAATAATCTTCTGTTAAATAATCGTTATCTACCACTTGGCAGTTGAAATAGTTGTACAACAAAGACATATCTTCACGCGATGTTGCATGTTGTCCATTATTTGGTAAGTAAAACTGGTCAATGTCCTTTTCAATTCGTTTCAACGCCGCTTTTTTCAAAAGCATAAATCCTGTAGCGGCGTGTTTTATCCGTTGTAAATATTCCCCTTTTGTTTCAATAGGAAGTAAAATCTTTGAACTCGGTGTTAGGGAAATATTTTTTTTACTAGAATCAAAATGATACGCTTTGTTGGGATAAACACCGATGACACACTCTTCATCGTGACTTAACAAATTAATGACGTCGTGAGGATTCCATGAAATATCAGCATCAATAAAAAGCATATGTGTAAAGTTTCCTGTCATAAATATGTGGGCCAACATGTTTCGTGCTCTTGTCACTATTTGGTTGTTTAAAAATTTGACTTGAAACTCAATACGATTCATTCCCAATAGATTGCAAGTCATGATTAAGCATTCCGTATATTTGGAAGTAACATCACCATTATAGGCTGGTGTCGCAATTAATATGCGAGGTTGTTCTTTTTCAGACACGGAAAATGTGAGATTTTCAAAGTTTGGTATGCTTCCAAATTTTTGTATGTTTTCCATTTCTTCATCGGTTTGCATAATTATGTATCTATATACCACTTCACTCTAAACTATAATTATTAATATTCATTTTTCATTTTATTCTTTGTTACTCATTGTTATAGTTGTTTACACTTCGTTAAAGTTTAGATATATAGATGTTGATATATAGCAATATATATACTATGTCTTGTATAGACAAACTTGTTTGTGATAAAGAAAATATGATTCTTAAGAGAAACGATGAAAACAACGCATTTACCCTTGCGTTTACGGTTAAAAATGATAACATTTCGTTGAGGAATATCATCAATTTCAAGATTTATGAGTTGATGTTTGCACTTAACAAGGATGTTATAGAAAAGATTGATACTATTAATAATAGGGATGATGGTTCAATCGATGTGCTGTTTATTTTCAAACGGTTTGGCAGTGAATTTGGTATGGCTCAAAAATATATGCTTCTAAACACGAAACGCGAAGAATCGAAACATGAAATAAGTATAGTAAGTCAAAGCATACAAGACGATAAAGGAACAATTGTAGATGCCGTATCTGGATGCGAGGTTGTTACGAGTGAATACGGAAACCTTTTTGTAAAACTACTATCGGAACACGAGGCCAATGTGTGTTACAGTTTTCATATGACTTTGGATGATGATCTACCCATCTATATGGAGAACATTGTAGGAATGTTGATGAAAAAAATATTTTTTAGGCTAAAATCATTTATAGAAAACATACAATAATCTATCTAGTTATGATAAAAATGTCGTTTTTTGATTTTTTCACGGCATCGCGTAATTTTGTCTATGATTTGATATTTGTAGGACAGACACTTTTTATAGCCTCTAAGCATTATGTCAAGTATAGTATTGGCTATGATTCAATGGAATGTTTTCAACAATGCGCTCTTGAACTAGGTAATATTAATATGTTTTATTTGAAAGCGTTGCAAACACTTTCAACCAATGTGAATATTTTAACACAAGAACAGATAGATTTTTTAAGTCAATATACAGACAACGTTCCGTATAATGATAACGAAGTCAACTACGATGTTATCAGACCATTCGAAGAGGCATCAATGAAAAAGGAGCCACTTTTTGGTTATGAAGTTGAGTTTGAACAAAATGCGTCCCCTATTAAATCGGGGCTAATAGCACTCATCTATTATGCCAAGCTTGATTCAAAACCTGTAATAATAAAAGTGATGCGAGTCGGTATTCGTGAAAAGTTACGCGATGCGCTTCGAAAAATTCGGTTTTTTGTATCGTTGATTAGCTGGATTCCGTTAGTTCGTAACCTTCAACTCTCCGACATATTGTCCGAAAATCACACTAATATGATATCCCAGACGAATTTCACCAACGAAAAAGATAACATTAAACGAATGTTCAATAACTGCAAGAACACCGATTACGTGAATGTACCCTATGTATATCCCGAATTTACATCAGAGAATGATTCAGTTATTGTCATGAGCTACCTTGAAGGACGTAAGATAGATGAACTTGAGGATGGAGAAAAGGATGAATACTCGCGTCTTCTTGCCAAGTTCGGCATGAAATGTTTGTTGTTTAATCGTTTTTACCATGCTGATTTACATTCGGGCAACATTGTATTTATGCGCGATACACAAGGAAATCGCCAACTTGGTATTTTAGATTATGGAATTATGGGTGAAATCAGCAAAGAGGAGCAACACAGTTTTTATAATTTTTTCAAAAGTATGGTTTCAACGCGAGATAATAAAACTGTCGCCGACAGTATAATCACAGGTATGGTGCAACCTTTGTCGGCACTAGAGAAAATGGCAACGTGGGATTACAATAATCTTCGCGAAGATACTGGAAACATTATTGGCCATATTTTAGACCAGAAACGGAACTTCACACCTCAAGATATATATAATATCAATAGTATTTTACGTAAGTATGGATTGCGCCTTTCACGAAGCTTTTGTCGAATCGAAATGTCACTGGCAATTGCCGATAGTGTGAGCAGTAAATTATCACACGCTTCAAATTACCTTGAAAATGTAAAAGAAGTTGTTAAATCGATGTTTGATACAAATATTGTTTGATACAAATATTGTTTGTGTATTAAAATTCCTAGTTCTGTATGTAGTAGAAAAAATGTGTATTATAATTAAATTAAAGAAGTGGTTAATAATTAGTTATTAGTGAGATGGAGTTGGAAGTCTCAGATAAAAACAGGGGTAATGCGTCCAGTCATGTTTACACTATACTAAAAAATAATTGCAGTGTTTGCAAGAAAAATAAGAAAAAGGCATATTTGATGTGTAGAGAAACGTGTGATTATCAAATCTGTTATGGGTGTATGAGCATACAACTTCATAAGGCGCTATCACTATCAAATTATGATATTGCGTGGGAAGGTCACGAAAACGAGGAGATTGTAATTGGAGACAACAATGACATTGGTGGAACAACATGGCAATGTCCACATTGCGAAGAGACTAACGTAATATCCGAAAATGAGCTAATGATGTGCGCAAAAGCTAAAAAGCAACGCGATGATGCGTTAGCCATTCTTAAGGGGTGATACATGACGCTTCAAGAATATATTTTCAATGATATAAAGGTTATGTACCAAATATAATAATCACGACTTATGAACTTTGTGCTTATTGACGGAAGTTATTACATATTTTATCGCTATTACGCGTTATGCGTATGGTACAATTTATGCAGAAAACCCGATGATCCCGATGTTCCTTCTGATAGTGAAATGTTTATGAAGAAATTCCGAACTACATTTGTCAACAAAATAGAAGAGATTGATGGTATCCTCGGTTTGGAAACATCCATCAAAATCGTCGGCAAAGACTGTCCCAAAAGCACCATCTGGCGTAATGAGTATATTGATAATTACAAGGGGACACGCAAAGGGGATGTTGACATTAGTTCTCTTTTTAAAGTCGCATATTCAGAAGAATTGTTTTTAAAAGCAAACTGTAAACACATCGTAGAACATCCACAACTTGAAGCAGATGACTGCTTGGCGATCACAACCGGCGTTATTCGAGAAAAATATCCCGATGCACACATATGGATCATTACCAGCGATATGGATTATCTTCAACTAGCATGTGAAAAAGTAACTCTAATTGATCTTAAATATAAAAAACTTACGGATAACAAGACATCGTTTAACGACGCAGAAAAAGATTTGTTTTGCAAGATTGTTGCTGGTGACAAGAGCGACAACATACCATCTGTGTTTCCTAGATGCGGACTAAAGACTGCAGCAAAATATTTTGACGATCGAACATTATTTGAAAGAAAACTACAAGAATGTGAAGGTGCCGCCGAACGCTATAAACGGAATACAGCAATTGTAGATTTTCGCTGTATTCCCGAAGAGTTAAAGAAAAGCATTTATGAAAATATTAACCATTCGGTTTAATGTCCAATCGGTTTATTGTTTAAAATATCTAACTATTCGTTCCTCGTCATAATCTGGACTCCCCATTTGAAACATAAAGAGTTGTTCGAACTCTGTTTTATTGTATTGTTTGAATGGTTTGTAGTAATGATATGTTTCATCTGATGCATACCATACAATGAATGGTCTGCCTGACATATCATTGGATAGAATATGCATATTCCATTTGATATCAAAAACTGCACATTCTCCATTAGATAAAATTTCACAACTCTCCATTTCAATATTATATACTAAACATTGAATTTCTTGTTTAATATCAATTTTTAGAAACATTGTTCATATATGACATGTATTCATGTATGAATATTTTTAATTTTTAACAATTAACAATTAAGGCACTTTATTTTCTTGCCCTTTTTGTTGCCCTTTTGACCTTCTTTGTTGCCTTTCTAGACTTTTTCGGTTGTTTTCTTGATTTTCGTTTCTTCTTTCCACCACTAGTCGCTGTATGGGAAGGTGGCGAGGCAGGCTTAATGAGTTGTTGTACATCGCTTTGTTGTCCAGTTGGTTGTACATCGCTTTGTTGTCCAGTTGGTTGTACATCGCTTTGTTGTCCAGTTGGTTGTTTTCGATTTTCGAAGAATTTTTTCGCGATATTTTGGGCACTTTCAAAAAACTCCATTATATAATTATACGACATAATTTTGAATTCTTAATACAAAAATTTATTCACTTTTCTCAATA